TACTGACGCTCATCGTTTAAAAGACGAAGGTAGAATTTCTGCAACTCCCATTAACTTCCTTAGAGGTAGCACTTTAACAGATAAAATCGTAATCGCAGATGAAGTGCAAAATTTTACATTCAAGGAAATCACAACCCTACTTACTAGAATCGGGGATGGGAGTAAAATTTTCTTATGCGGCGATTTTATGCAATCAGACATCAAAGGTAAAAATGGATTTATCGACTTTTACAATTTATTTTCAGATGAAGATTCCCAACAACATGGTGTTTTCTCGTTTGAATTTACAGAAGAAGATATAAAGCGCAGTGAAATTTTAAAATTTATTGTCAGAAAGATTAGAGGTATTAATAATCAAGAAGATGTGCGGCGTAAGAGTTTTCCATTTGAACAATCAAATTAATCAATTGAAATTCAAAGATATGCGGCTACAATATTGGTAAAGCTAGAAAATCTCAGTGATAAACTTATAAATTAATATGGCAAGCGTTTTCTGTACAAATTGCGGGGCTAAACACGAATACAGTGGCTTTGCTCCTAATTTTTGCTCAAAATGCGGTTCTCCTATGAACGGCAAAGCTTCGCCACAAACGCAAAAAAAACCAAGCAGAAATGTAAATCAAGAAGATATTGAAGAGGAGTCTGAAGATAATACAAATATCGATGAACTTCCTGACATAGATAAGCTTGATGTGGAAATTGAAATTGAAGGTGGGTTTAAAACTTTTAATTTAGAAGAACTATCGCGTAACCCTCAAAGCGGACCAAGAAAATTTGCTCCTAAAAGAGTTGGTGGGATAGACAGCTTATCTCCCACCAAATATGGAAGCTCCAAAGCGAGAGAAGATTAAATACGAAGACAAGCAGGATGTTATAGATAAGATAATAGAGAAGCACAGATATATCTGGCAGCTTAAGGCGATTGCTTGGATGGATTATGAAGATGTCGCCCAAATAATTAGATTCCATATTTCTAAGAAATGGAAACTATGGAAACAAGATAGGCCGTTAGAGCCTTGGATTGCTAGAATTACCGTCAATCAGATCAAAAACATACTAAGAAATAATTATTCAAATTATGTTCGACCATGTTTGGGGTGCAAATATAATTTAGGTAATGAGCCTCCAGCGTGTTCTATAACTGCAAGTGGTAGACAATGCAACGAATGTCCGCTTTATAGAAAATGGGAGAAGACAAAAAAATCAGCATATGACGTAAAGCTTTCTGTCTCTATAGAAAATCATGCTGAATCAGTTAGGGAAATGAAAGATATAAGTTTCAATATCCTTGCTAGCGCAGCTAGACTTCACGAAGAAATGAAACATCGTTTGGCCCCCAAACAATATAAAGTTTACTCTAGATTGTATATTGATGGAGCAGATGAAGAAAAAGTAGCAGCGGAAATGGGATATAGAACAAACGAAAAAGGCAAAAAGGCAGGGTACAAACAAATCAAAAATCTAAAAAAGCTCTTTAAACAAGTAGCGACTAAAATTCTTCAAAACGAGGACATATTAGGTGGCAAATAATAAAATTAGCTTTAGTGAAGAGGATCGTCAAAAAATTATCGAACTTGCGAAAGAATTTCCTGATCTAAATACTATAACTCGAAAATTTTTTAATGATGAAGCTCTTGATGGAAGAACGAGGCAAGGAATTGCTATCAGATCTTTATTGGCCTCAAATAAAATTCAATATAAAACATCAAAATACGAAAAAGTAGGTGATTTACCACTGACTCCAGAACAAGAACAATTTATTGAAGATCAAGCAAAAAATGGTATTTCGGCTCTGAGAATAGCGGAGCTTCTTTTTCCAGATAGGCCGATATCAGCAATGGGTCTTGAACATAGAACTGTTGGCTCTTACATCAGAAATTCTGGTTGTGAAAATAACGCCACATCAGATGATGCGATGTTTGTTAAATATCAAACTCCACGTTCAATAGAACGTGTGATTAATCGAATCAACGAAGCCACTGGAGAAAAAATTGATAAAGATCGGTTAACAAGACAGCAAAAGGTTTGTGCAGAAAAACTCGCAATTAATTTACTAAATTCTCGTTTTCAAAAAATTATAAACTGTTACACTTCAGAAGAGGATAGAAATATTTTTGAACAAGAATTCATCCGCATGACTTGGGATAAACCAGATTTGACAGCGGATGAAGTTAATTTGTATATGAATGTTTGCAAAGAAATTATTAATTTAGAAACTACTTCTCGCCATTTGGACAAATTAAACAAAATGTTTGAGGAAACTCAAGAGCAAAATGAAATGAGTATTCGTTTAGCCGAAATTATTAAAGCTAAAAGCAGCGAATATCATCAGTGCGAAGGCAGAGTAGAAAGCTTAATTAAAAAATTACAAGGAGACAGAAGAGAAAGAATATCTTCTAAACATAAAGAGAATGCTTCTATTCTTTCTATTGTGCAACTTTTCCAAGATGAAGAAGAGCGAGCCAATATGATTAAAATTGCCGAAATGCAAAAATCTCTCGTTGCAGAAGAAGCAAAAAAAATGGAAAGTATGGTAGAATGGAAGGCGCGCATATTAGGAATATCATTAGATGATGCAGTCTGATAATACCAACTGTTGCAAAATATGCCACAGTTCCTTTCTTTCTGAGAGGAGCCTCCATGCACATTTAAAAAAGCATAAGATTGGCCTTAATGAATATTATCTCACTCATTATCCTAGAAAAAACCTTTTAACAGGAACTTATTTGCCTTTCAAAGACAAAGATTCTTATTTCGAAAAAGATTTCGAAAACAGAAGTCAGTTATTAAGATGGTGCGAAATAGAATCTTCCGAAACTGTAAAACAGCAAATCAAAAAAATGTTAGCTTACAGAATCAAAGCTAAAGATTTAAAATATGCTCCTTGTCATTTAGAATTGGAAACAAGTGAAATGCCGAGCATAGATATTTATAAAAAACATTTTGGTACTTATTCTAAAGTTTGCGACGAAGTTGGGATAGAACCTATGTTTAGGCGCAGTTTACCTAGAAAGTTTTACGAAGACTTCTCAAATGTAGAGATATTTGTAGATACAAGAGAACAGCAGCCTCTTTCTTTTCAAAAAGAAAGAAAAGTCAAACTAGACTTTGGCGACTATACTGCTAGTGGTTCAAATTATACAAAAACATTTGTAGACAGAAAATCTGAATCCGATTTTAAAGGAACTTTAGTTGGTGAAAATTTAGATAGATTTAGGCGCGAACTGCAAAGATGCAAAGACATGGAGTGTTATCTATTCGTTGTTGTAGAATCAACTTTAGAACGTATAAGTAGTAACAATGATTTTACTCCTCATAAGGCGAATTTAAAATTTATATATCATAATATGCGATTGTTGCAGCATGAGTTTGCGGGGTACTGTCAATTTATATTTTCTGGCAATAGAACTAACAGTGAAATTCTTATACCGAAATTAACTGCAATTGGCAGTGTTCTTTGGGATGTTGATGTTCAATATTTTTTAGATAAGGATAAATCATGGCTTGGATCGAAGGAAACCAAAAAAGAAAAAGCTTATTCCGTAACGTAAACCAAGAAATCCTTAGTAAACAAGGGTTCTTGGAAGAAAGAGACGCTAAAATTCTTCTCTATAAATTTTTGCGTTCAAATATTTCGTTTTCTTCGGAAATTATTTGCGGCGTTAAGCTATTTCCATTTCAACATATGGCGATCAAAACCATGTTTGAAACAGATTACTCTATGATGGTGTGGAGCCGTGGACTTTCAAAAAGTTTCACTTGTGCAGTGTTTGCATCTCTTGATGCAATATTGAATCAAGGGGTACATATTGGTATTGTTAGTAAAACATTTCGTCAGGCAAAGATGATTTTCCGCAAGATAGAAGAAATTGCAGAAAAGCCTAATGCCGTATTTTTAAAACAATGTATAACTAAGGTTTCTAAAAGTTCAGACGAATGGACAATGGAATTTGGACGCAGTAAGATTACTTGTTTGCCTCTTGGCGACGGTGAAAAACTCCGTGGTTTTCGCTTTCACCGTATGATGATTGATGAGTTTTTGCTTATGCCAGATCGCATTTTTAACGAAGTTATTATCCCCTTCCTTTCTGTTGTACAAAACCCAACTGAAAGAAAACAAGTTTACGACTTGGAAACGGAGCTTATTAAGCGTGGCGAAATGAAAGAAGAGGATCGATTTGTTTGGCCTAATAATAAAATTATTGTTCTTTCTTCTGCGTCTTATCAGTTTGAGTACATGTATAAACTTTATAAGCAATATGAAGACTTAATCATTACGCCAGAAAGAAATGCTAAAGGAGGAGCTACAAGAGCTATCTTGCATTTTTCTTACGATGTGGCTCCTCATGGCCTGTATGATGAAAGTTTGTTAACTCAAGCAAAAGCAACCATGTCAGAATCTCAATTCAAAAGAGAATTTGGATCTCAATTTGTTGATGATTCGTCTGGGTATTTTAAACTGAGTAAAATGCATGAATGCACAATTAAAGCTGGAGAAGGGCAAGCAATTGAAGTTGCTGGAGAAAAAAATGCAGAATATATATTAAGTTTTGACCCGTCTTGGGCAGAAAACGAATCGTCTGACGATTTTGCCATGAACGTTATTAAGCTCGACAAAACAAATCGTAAAGGAATTGTCGTGCATAACTACGCTTTGTCTGGAACTAATTTAAGAAAACATATTGAGTATCTTCATTATTTGTTGACTAGCTTTAATATTGTCGCTATGTGCGGTGACTATAACGGAGGATTGCAATTTATAAATGCTGCAAATGAAAGTGAACTGTTTAAGAATAGCAAAATAGAAGTTAAAACATTTGAAGCAGATTTTGATACTCCAGAAACTTATCAAGATGAATTAAGAAAAGCAAGAAATGTTTACAGCAAAAGCTCTGGTAGAATTTGTTATCTTCGAATACCTACTAGTGGCTGGATAAGATATGCGAATGAATTGCTTCAATCAAATTTTGATCATAGAAAGATATTATTTGCTGCTGAAGCCGTAGACGACGATTTTACATCGCAAAAAAGTAAAACTATTCCAATCAAAAATTTAAAATTTATTCGTGACCATGAAGATACTCAAAGTATCGAAGCTAAGATGGTTGATTTTGTTGATCATCAGGCAGACATGATTGAATTGGTTAAAGCTCAATGTTCGCTGATTATCCCAACAACGACCGCAAACGGTCATCAAAGTTTTGATCTGCCTCCAGAATTAAAAAAACAAAGCGGCGCGGAGAAAACTAGAAAAGACTCTTATGCTTGTTTGGTGCTTGGAAATTGGATGACTAAAATATATTATGACAT